TCAGCTTGAGCTTATCCAGCTCGGCACTTCTCAAGATGATTTTGATCGTATTACCGATCGTAGCTGGAGGAGCATACGCAGGCATAACTTTTTACAACAAGATGGTTTCGGCAATTGAAGCTGTAGACAGTCTTGATCTAGCACCTATAGAGTCTAAATTAAATGGTTTAGAAATACAGATTAAAGCTATTAACGAAAGACAATACCAACTATCAGAGTCTATAATGAAAGCTAGTGAAAAGTCTTCAGACGCTATTGCTAACTCTCGTGAAACATCTGCTATGGTAGGTGGGTTAAGAAAAGAATTAGAAGCTACTGTTAATGCTATGGATGACAAGCTTAACACTCTTAAACGTTCTAGCATGAATCCTTTATCAAAATGAAATTCATTACGGAAGATAATATAGCTGCACTTTATGCTGCTTTTGTATATTTTCCTCCATTTGATAATTACAGGTTTCCACCACCATCTAAAGTAGAATTTGTTGTCACAAGCAGTGTTGAGTTATATGGTGAGTATCAACCATGTGAATCAGGTGACCCACATATCATCACAATAAGCACTGGTAAATGCAGTCATTTAGATACTGTAGTTAAAACGCTTATGCACGAAATGATACATATGGCTTTATATTTAGAGCAACCTAAAGGTGATTATCATTCACACAAAGGTAGATTTAGTAAATTACAAAAACAAGTAGCCAGAATATATGGCTTTGATCCAAAGGAGTTATAGATGTTAAGTATTCTATCAGGTATATTAGGCTTTGCTACTTCAGGCTTACCTAGTATTTTAGGTTTCTTTCAGCAAAAGGGTGACCAAAAGCATGAAAGAGAAATGGCTAAATTACAAACAGAACGTGAATTAGAATTAGCTAAAGCAGGCTTTATATCACAAGAAAAGATAGAAGCTATTAAGCTAGACCAAATAGAAGTGCAAACATACGCACAAGAACGTGAAGCATTATACGACCATGATAAGAAGTTAGTAGAAAATGCAAGTTCTACAGTTAAAAACTGGAACGCTATGGTTAGACCTGTAGTAGCATTTATTTTTGTAGGCGAGTTAGTGCTTATTAATCTTATCTCATTAGGTTGGGCTATGTGGACAGGTGTAGATTTTGTAACAGCTTCAGAAGCAGTATTTGGTTCAGATGAAATGGCTATTACTGCATCTATTATTGGTTTCTATTTCGGCTCTCGTACATGGGAAAAGAAACGTGAAAGTATCTGATAAACTTATCAAGTTACTACGTCATCATGAAGGTGTTAGAAACAAACCATACCAGTGTCCCGCAAAACTGTGGACAGTAGGAATTGGTCATTTGATTGGTGATGGAAAAACTCTACCACCTGAATGGAACAAAACATTTACTAACGAGGAAATAGATGCAATTCTTAAACGAGACCTCAACCGTTTTGAGTTGGGAGTACGCAAGATGTTACCTAACGTGCCTCTTCGACAACATGAGTTTGACGCTCTTGTCAGCTTTTGCTTTAATTTGGGTCTTGGATGCTTTCAGCGTTCAACCATCCGTCAAGCGTTGCTTCGTGGAGATAAAGAAGCGGCTATGGAATCGCTAGTTAAATATTGCAAAGCTGGTGGTAAGATATTAAAAGGTTTACAGAACCGTAGATTAGATGAAAGACGACTTTTTCTTGGTGTATAATAAGTAATCTCAATAACAGAGAATACCATGAAAATTTTAATGATTGATATAGAAGTATCACCAAATACAGCTCATGTATGGGGTATCTATGACCAGAACATATCTATAAACCAGCTTCTAGAATCATCATACACATTGTGTTATGCAGCTAAATGGTATGGAGAATCAAAGATCATGTTTGACTCTATACAAAAGTCTGGTAAAAAGAAAATGCTAGAATCTGTGCATAAGCTTTTAGATGAAGCAGATGCTGTGGTTCATTATAATGGCTCTAGGTTTGATATACCAATACTCCAGAAAGAGTTTTTATTGCAAGGTATGCCACCTCCAGCACCTGCAAAACAAATAGATTTGTTACAAGTAGCAAGAAGACAGTTTAGATTTGTTTCTAACAAACTAGACTATGTATCACAAGCTTTAGGATTAGGAAGTAAGACAGAACATGAAGGTCATACATTGTGGGTTAAGTGTATGAATAATGATCGTAAGGCTTGGAAGACTATGGAAGAATACAACAAGAATGACGTTGTGCTTCTAGAGAAAGTCTATGATAAGTTTAAAGCATGGATTAAATCACATCCTAATCATAATGCGTATACTGCAAACACTGTATGTCCAAATTGCGGATCACGCAAATTAAATAAACGTGGCACTCAAGTTAGTTTATCTAGAGTTTATCAACGCTTTCAATGTCAAGGATGCGGTTCATGGAGCAGGTCAGTGAAGTCAGAGCAAGTCACAAAAGAATCGGTTATCAGCATATAAGGAAAATTATGAATATTCAACAATTATGTGAGCATATGGTTGGAAAACAGATCGTAGAAGCAGAAGCTTACTACGGTGAAGACGTGCTTATTATAATGTTAGATGACGGAAGTCACATCGAAATTAGTGGTGATGGGCTTTCCGTTTATTCAGAAGTACCAGAACTAGACGATTAAGTTAAAATCATTCAAATCTTTGTTTTGTAATTCATACAAATCAGCTTTTGTTTGAAACGATGTATTATCACTTCTAGTTCTTACAGTACCTTTTTTATAAAAACTAGCTTTTTCAATAAAATCATCTTTATCTATCCAGCCACAAATAGTTAAGATCATATTGTTTCTATTTAAACTACAAAATATGTATCTATCTACTTTGTATTTATCTTGCAATCCAATTAGATTGTTTACAAAGTATGGCTTTGGCTCACAATTTCTTCCCATAGTTTTTACATCATAAGTTTTATCTTTATATGTAAAATCTACTCCATTATCAAATCCATTAGATTCAATGAATGGCAATCCTAAAAAATCTAAAACAACAGATTGACCTACTATACCTCTTAACTGTTCAGAGGCATTACCATCAGCAACACCTCTATTACCAAAGTTAGTTTTTTTTAATAAACTTCTGCAATGACTAACAATCTCATCCTTAATAGGAATGTTAATCATCTACCATTTCTAGTCTTTGTAATTGAGCAGTAATCTCTGGAGGATTAATAGCCTCTTCATCACGCATTACATCAATCAATCTGTCTTTGTACCATTCAGATTTCTCTAAATCTTCCTGTGGATTATTCTTGAAAGGATATCTTAAGTCATACTTAAGTTTTGATCCTTTTAAATAACCAATATACTCTTCTTTAGTCAAACGACTTTGAATGATATCTATTGCTTCTATACCACCTACCAAGTAATGCTTTGGATGATTTACATTATCCATTTTCTTCCCCTTTTAAAATTTACCTCTAATGTACTTTAATACTCCATAATTCCAGCCACGCATTGTGCAATCTATCAAAGTATAGTCATACAATAGTTCATCTATACGTCTTCTATTCCAAGCACTATGGAATTCTATAAGAAATACTACTGGTTGTACAGTCAAGTTCTCTAGTATCTCTATCTCTGCACCTTCAGTATCTATTTTCATGATATCACATTCTGGCAAGTGTTTAGCAGACATGACTTTAACCATTTCACCTTCTGCTCTTTGTTCTTTTCCTTGAAACATACTAGCTTCACCACAGTTATGTAGTCCGTAGTACATCATACGTTCACCATCTTCTTTACCTATAGCAAAGTTTCTAATGGCTATGTCAGTTCCTGCTGTATTTTGTCTTAATAAATTATAGTTAGCTTTTATAGGCTCATAACAATCTATCTTTGGATTATCAAAGAATTCATGTGCCCATACTGCAAAGCCACCTACGTTAGCACCTATGTCAATGATATAAGGGTTTTTGCCTATACCTTCTATAGCATATTCACCTTGAAATATCTTGCCTACATGGCTAATCATGTCATTAGGTATTATCATTTTTCAAAATCCTTTGCTGTTAATACAGGAGCATTTTTCTTTGCATCTTTTAACATCATTTCTAATCTATCTATAATTTCATCTTTAGTATCGCCCATAACCTCATCACGTTCACAATAAGATCTTGGTTTACCATCATCATGATAAAAAACCTCATTAAGTGTATAGTAAAATTCCCCTGTTCTAGGACATTTGCTTTTCATGATTCTATAGTTCCAAGTCATTTCAATATACTCCAACAGATTTGTAGTTTATTCCAAAACGATAACTTCTTTGAGTTCTCTACCATGTAATCTGATAAAGCTTTTTGAATGCCAGCTTGCAATATTACTTCTCTGCCTGCTTGGTTCATATCTAATGTTAAATTACAATCACCATCTTTTCTATCTTTAATACTTACTACTTTTATATATGGTTTTGTCATACTAATCTCCCACTATACTGATAAGTTCCCGTATGGACTAATTGTGTCCATGCAGCACCATGTACTTTAATACCATTATCACGAGCAAGTTTACAGAAATGGTAGTCTTCAGATAACAAGTGACCTTTATCATCTATACTTGTTGCAAAGTATTCAGTAATCTTATCACCTAGATCAGAGTTATCGTTAGTGTCATTCATGTTATGTATATACGATGGACATTTGTCTTTTAGTTTGTCGAAAACTTCACGTTTTATCAACATAAATCCTGTGCCACCATATTTAATCTCAAATGGTTTATCTGTAGGGACTAATTGCTTTTCCTTTTCTTCTATAGTGCTAACAACATATTCACCAGTAAAATATTTAAGTTGATTCTCTGGCACTTTCTTTTCTATAGCAAAAGCTACACCATTCCAATTAATCTCTTTTTTAGGATAAAGTCCACAAAGAACATCTACATCAGCATCAAGCATTTTAAAGAAGTGTTCTGGCTCAAAACTAATGTCAGCATCAATAAACATCATATGAGATGCGTCACCTTTCAAGAAATCATTTACAAGTGTATTACGACCACGAGTAATAAGACTTTCGTTATAAAGAAAAGAGAAATATGCGTCTATGTCTTTAGAGATAAGCCATGCTTGTAGTTTAAGCATAGATTCAAAATATGTACCATAACACAAACCTCCGTACATTGGTGTTGCTATAAATAAACTAGGCTTCATATTTTATCCCGTGTAATTGTTCAATTAATCTTGCAAACTTAAATATCTTATCTAATGTTACTACTTGACTTCCGTATCCAAAAGCATCTTTATATGCCTTTATAATTTGTTCTTGTGTAAGTGGGTTATAGTCCATTATTTGCTTCCGTTAATTTTTTACTATCGTATTTTTTAGTATTAGTAACTTTAATAATGCGTTTAGTATCTGCTATAAGTGGAGTAATAGTAACATTGTGCATTTTATATTTTAAGTCTTTATACCAAGACATTTCTTTAGGTTCTGAAGTCATAAGCCCAGACCATACAAGTGTTCCATTGCCATCAAATTCTTCTACTAAATACGCTATTGGTTTAGTCACAGAATACCAACCTTCCTATTTTAATGTTACAGTTTTTCCATCCAGCTGGAGTTGTAATACTATCATCATAGAAGTGTAGTTTGTTTCCTATAGGATTCTTAATCTTATTAAAGTAAACAGCATCTATAGCTGTATATTTAATTTGTAAGTATCTTTTCTGATCTACTTCTTCATGATTAGCATCTGTCACACCTTGAAACTGACCGTTAGCGTATACAACTTCGCATGGGTCATTGCCATAGTTTTTGCTTTTAACACGATTGCGTATTACATTAAACACAGCAATAATTTCTTGTTGTGTTCCTGCTTCGTGATATGCGGCATGAGCATAACAACTCATGTATAAGTCTAACGTATTAGCTTCCATCTGGTCTATAGAATCCGTAAACAAGTGGGTAAATAACTTTTGCACCTACTTCGTTAATAACAAATTGCCTTACTTTATCTTTATGAGTACCTGCAAGTTCACAGCATAACGCATAAACATCATTGTCGTCAAATAACCATTGTATAGCTTCTACTTTTGTTTTATTGGCTATATTGTTTTTGCTTGTTGTGCTTCTACTACTTCCTTCAGTCATGTCTTTTTTGCTTTTTGATGGTACATACACAGCATCTTCTATTGCTTGATTTAGCATAGAAATCAACAACTTACCTTCAGGTGTGAATGCTAATTCGCTAGTATTATCAAAATCTATAATCTCTTCCATAATGTCTCCGTATTTTCATTAGGGTAATATAATTACTTTATGTTTGACTTTACCTGTATAAATCATGTAAATTATATCTACAGGCAAATTGCTTGGATTTAATAAGGACAAACATCATGTGGACAAAACCAGCTGTTTCTGAAATGCGTTTCGGCTTTGAAGTTACAATGTATGTAATGAATAAGTAATCCAAGAGAGGGTGTTCCTAAAAAGGAACATCCTCGTCTTCTTTAGCAACAGGCTTAACATCGCCTTCTTTTATTTGTACTGATCCAGAAATAAACTTACCCTTCTGACCTTCTCTAATCCAACCACTAACTCTAAACTCAATACCATCTACATTTAAATTACCTGTGTAGTCTGGACGTTTTGGATTGTCACCTTTATCGTTTTTAAATAACGAAAATGTATTTGTATTATCATACTGTGCCATTATGTTTTCCTTTTAAATAAATACGTTGAACAACTGATCCTCTAAAGCAATCAGGATTTTCTTTTACTATGGTTGTTACCACTTCATCAAGCTTGTGAATGTAAACGTTTTGCTGTCTTTCTTTTAATTCTACAAAACGATCAGAACGTATATTACTATAACAAGCTTTGATTCTATCTCTTTGCTCCGTAGTTAAACTCATTTAATCTCCTTCAGTCTGTTAATAACATCATCTACTTCACTCAAGAACTGCTTTACCTCTACCTCTAACTCTTTTTGATAGTCTGCATCTGCCTCTACACGCTTAACAAATACTTGTAAATGCTCTGGAAACATTGGGTTATAACTTACAAAGTCACACCATTTGCGACCAGTGCATAACAGCTGAAATTGTATTTGTGGCATATATTTGCTAGGAACATCTTGACTCATTAATGTCTCTGTGTGTGTTGTACCCATAGGACACTTAATTTCAATAATTCCATCTTCGCCTACAATACCATCAGGACTTGCACCAGCTTCCAAAGTAGGGTGCTGAATAAACCCTACTTCTTCCACTTCCCCGAATTGTTGCACATATCTTTCCCTAGCATAGAACTCTCTATCAATTCCATCTTGCATCGCTTGGTTAATATATGTTTCTTGCTTTTCACCTGTAAGTCTTTCACTTACTAGCTGAATCTTATAGTTACGTCTAGATGCAGACTCACCACTTTTAATCTTTGCTAATATATCAGCTACACGACTGGCTGTTACTTTGCCTAGACGTGCTTTGAACCACTCTTCTGAACGTTGTTCCATTAGATAAAGTCCTCTGATTTAGTATCTTTCATTTTAAATGTTGCAGCACCAGCAC